AATTATTCTGCTGCAGGCAATCAGCTTACGATCAACGCCGGCGGAACTTCCTTCGGAACAACCATTCAGGTTGGCGACGGCACAGGCGGAAGCACAAGCTCTATAGTTCTAAGCGGTCCTTCGCAAACGCAAATAGGCTTTCAAGATGGCGCCGGCAGGCTTCGTTTTTTTAATGCTACCAATACATTTTCAAATACAATCCTTTCAACTTCTCCGACTGCAAACCGCAATTGCACCCTTCCGGACAATGATTCCGCAACGGTTCCGACAACGGGAAATGCGCATAATGTCGCCATCGTCAATAGCGGCGGAACTGCCATAACTACGATCGCCCCCAGTACAAGCGGAAATGTTCTAACAAGTAATGGAACGGATTGGACAAGCGCAGCAGCGCCCGCTAGTGGATTCACTTTTGGAAACACAACCACGGTAAGTTCGGCATATACAGTTTTGAATACAGATGGAATTGTGGTACTTACAGGGGCAAGTGCAGATACGAGCATAACACTGCCATCTAGCCCAACTCCGGGAAAAACATATTGGTTCTATAACAATAGCAGCACAAAGCTAATGAACATAATTGAGCCGAATAGTTATCCGATTGATAACGTAATCGGTTCATTTGTGGTCTACGGCAAAAATGATCCTAACACTCAGATTCCAACTGGTTTTATTTTCATAAACAGCACTGTTGGTTGGGTTACGACTGGAGCGATGCATAGACAAGTTGGTGTCATGGGCGGAGGCTCTCTATATTTTCAGCACGACAATTCTGATGCGAACGGGTATTTTGAGTTTCATGCCAACACAGACCCCTCAGGTGTGGCGGTTCATTGCTTGATTAATGACCCTAATGGCGGTGGCACCGTTCAACTTCCATTCATGGCTAGCAGCGGTATTGCTACTAATGACTTTCCAGAATTTCATAAAGCGTCTGGTAATGGCGCATATATGGACACTGTAAATTCAAAATCAAGCGGCATTACTACCGTAAACGGCGGCACTGGCGGTAATTATAAATGGAGTCAACCTTTCCGCGCAGCGGGTTGCAAATTTACCGTGATTGAGTTTAGCGCGTATCAAAACACCGGTACGAAAACAATCACGTTTCCAACCGCGTATTCAAATACGCCAGACTGGGTCGCTGGCGCTTTGTTGAATACGTCAATGGCGACAGCAGCAGTAAGCACCACTACGTTTACTGTGCCGGATGCGTCAGCAGCGCCAATCTCAGGAACCGTTATTGTAATAGGATTTTGAAACGTGATTGAAGAATCAGAGTATTTGGCACTAGAACAAGAATGCGAGAACGCAATTGAGCGGGTAAACGCGCATCTTGCTACGATAAGAGCTCTCTGCCGGCAAAACGAAATGCTTGTGCAGCAACTTCAGAAATTTGTTGACGTGTTTGAGGAACAGCTTGAGGGTACGAACTACTCAGCTAATCAGCAAACCTTAGTGTTGAACGAAGACCTTGCGGTTAGTGCTCAACTGTTGGATTTTATCGCGCTCGAAAACAGGGAGATGATGCTAAATGGTAACGAAAAACTCAGGGAAACGATGGGGGATGTCGGGGGAGATGTCGGGGGAGGAAGTGCTACCGGAAACGCCAGCACCGAAACCGCGCTACAAAACTCAGCGTGAACACACGATGAACGCGGTCGAAGCGGCGATTAACTCACCGCCGGAAGGGTACGAGCTTCATTCAATCGTGGAGAAAGAAACGCAATGGCTGATGATATGGAAGCTTTCGCCGGCATAGGCAACCAAGGCGTACCGCAATCCGCCGTTAACGCTGATGGCGTGGTCACGCCGGAACGTAGTGGTTTAATTCTTGCCCACGGCGGTATGGAAAAACTTCAGAAGAAACTGGCTACCGGCGAACCGCGTTATGATAAACGCCACAACTGGCGCAGAGATGGTTTACCGGTTACTGAAGATAAACAAACTGATGGGCGAAACGATTCTCTCAGAGGTACGCGGGTATGGATGCTTTCAGATTTCGACTCTGCCGGCAAGCCGACTAAAAATTTCTGTCCTGATTGTGGGCGTAACGATATCAATGTCAACTCTGTTCCCGGTTCTCAGCTAGAAGAATCGGCGCCAGGCATAACGATGGTTGACGCTAATCGCCCCGACATAGACCTCCATCCTGGCAGCATCATTTATTATTTCCACTGCGCTCGCTGTTTAGAAACTCAAATGAAAGAACAAGAAGGTACATCGGAACCAGACGCCCCGCTTCTCTGCGATCCATATGGTAATCCGCTTGAAGATGAGCGGGAACGCGAAGTCGACCGGCTTGCGGAAGAACGCGCTTGTCGGATGCGCGACAATACGATTGAATGGATTAAAGCCGCAAAACTTAGGGGTATGACTTACTATGAGATTAAAGGCACGTGATACCATAATGCCGTACCCTAACCATAAGGAATGGTGAACATTAGGCACCTACGCCCGCCACCATATATGGTGACGGGCATAAGTGTAAATAGGAGAATAAAAGATGCCATTAAAACCAGGTAAAAGCCAGAAAACAATTTCGGAAAACATCCGTACTGAAATAAAAGCGGGGCGTCCGCGTGAACAAGCAATAGCGATTGCTGAAAATAAAGCTGGCAACAATCGCAATAAAGGCAGCAACAAGAAAGGAAAGTAAACGTGGAGTTGGTTAGAAACATACGCAAAGGATTTGAAATAGACCCAATATCTGGGCGTTTTATTCTGCCGCCACTTGAAACTATTGTTGACCAACTATACCAACGCCAGGGAAACATATTGGTTTTCTTGCGTGATTTTGCCGGCGACAAACTTGAAGACGAACCACGCCGCCAACAACTTCTTTTCGAGATTAGATTCGCGATGAAAGGCGATGAGCAAATAGAGCAAAAATGGGCTTTGTTGTTGCAGCTTCATCAAGAAAGCCATACTCTTTTAGCAGAAGCAAATCTAGTTAACGTCCTTTCGCAAGCACAGACAGCTAATGAAAAACCAGAGCGCTTGCTTTCAATTCTTGAACGATTGAATCCTGAAAGATGGGCGAAGCGTAGCGTTTCAAAGAAGAAAACGGAAAGCAATCCGTATGAGGACACGCTTAACGCCTGATGGATATGCACAATTCACAGCTTCCGGTTAACTGGCAAGATCGCTTTCAAGTCGAGCCAAAGAAGCTAATTGGTCTGCAAGATGTTCGCGACAAAGCCGCTAAACAAAATCTCTGGTTTATTGAAAACAATCTTGTAATAGCGACAAAGAAACGTCGCGATCAGAAGCTTGTTCTAAACCATAGTCAGAAGATAATCTGGGACAAGATAGAAGAGAAGCGGATGCTCGGCATACCGCTTCGCCTGGTGATTCTTAAATCGCGTCAGGTCGGCATCTCCACTTTAATTGCTGCTTTATTGTTCTGTCTCTGGTGGGCAGAGCGCAACTTGAATGCGCTTCTAATCGCTCACTTAAAACAAGTTACCGCTAACCTGTTTAAGAAAAATAAGAAATTTTATGCTGAGCTTCCAGCGCATTTACGTATCCCGCTTGAGCGTTCAAACAAGCAAGAGCTGATTCAAGATATGGCGTATGGGGGCAGTCAGCTCTTTCTAGCTACCGCAGGTTCGCCACATGAAGCCAGGTCACAAACGCTTCACTACGTCGAAGGTTCTGAAGCTGCTTTCTATTCCGATTTGAAAGAATTGAAAAACGCGCTTGAAGCATCAGTGCCGGAAGACCCCGACACCGGCATTTTTTGGGAAAGCACAGCGTTTGGTTCAGGCACAGAGTTTCACGAGTTGTATAAATCTGGTTTATCCGGTGACTCGCTTTATGAATCTATTTTTCTTGAATGGTTCAAAGATCCAGAATGTTCGATAACAGATTTAGGTAGTGATTTATTACGCCACAAATATCTTGAAATGACGTATGCGAAAGCGCCGCATTTGAAAGACCGTCGAGAGCATTATGGTTTAACGGTTGAGCAAATCGTCTGGTATGCCATGCAGTGCGCTAACAAATATGGCGGTGAGTGGTTGAAGATGCAGCAAGAGTTTCCTTGCGATGCGCAGGAAGCTTTTCTAGCAACTGGCGCTACAATCATTCCGACTTACGTAATTGAAGCGTACAGAAACAAAACTCGTGACGGCATTATGTACGACCCGACAACTCTTGAGTTTGGGTCAGAAGTATCGAGCTGGAAGAAAGACGCGTCACTTGAGCGAAACAAGCACACATACCTTGAAGTGTTTGAGCTACCGCAACCCCGCCGGCATTATCTCATGTCGATTGATACGGCTTCCGGGCAAGCGGCTGACTACTCATGCATAATGATTCTTGATATCGTTACACAAAATCTTGTCGCTGAGCTTCATGGAAAAATAGACCCTAAAAAACTAGCTGAGTTTGGATGTAAGCTTGGCACCGCATATAACACCGCTGTCGCTTGCGTTGAAGTAACAGGACTTGGTTTAGCAACAATGAGCCACATGGAAGATAAATACTTCCACGTTTATCGCCGGCGTTCACGCGGTTCGACGAAAGGCGTAACGATGACGGATAAGGTCGGCTGGGACATGAACGAAGAATTGCGCTGGGTAATCCTGGCAAACCTTCGCCGTTTAATGTTGGAACGTTTGGGGCAAGACGAACATCCTGAAGAGTTTCTGCCAAGCAAGGCGCTTAACGATGAAATGGCTACTTTCATCCAGCCGCCGACCCTGACACAGAAGCCACAAGCTGAGCGCGGATGTAACGACGACCGCGTTATCTGTATGGCAATTGGCGCCTATGCCTGCCTGGAAGAAATCCAGATGCGCCCGGACATAGCGCCAATTGACTATTTCAACGCGCCCCCCGATAATAAAGATGGTTTAGACTTAGACCGGCTTAATGCTATGGTGGACGATCCAAACTGGTACGGACAAACTGACCATCCTTTACAAGCTGCTCCGGTTGCAGGTCCGTTTATTTCCGCTGATTTGAGGGATAACGATTTTGACCTTGAGGACTACGAGTTTGACTAAAGGTACAGATAAATACCGAAAACAAGTTGAAACGCACAAGCAAGAACCGCTTCAGCTTGTGAGCAAAGGCGTCATTCCTAAAGAGGAAGCAGTCGAAGCGCTTGAAGCTTATGACGCTGAAAATAGCGGCAAAGAGATTGAGATAAACGAGTTCAACTTGCCAGACTCGGAAGCGGATATTTTGTTTCTTTACTTGCTGGGCGACAAGATAAACAACCAGCTTACCGCGCTTTATCAAGGGCGCGGCGTGCCAAAACTTTCTGGATTCAGGAGGTCACTACATGAAGTTTTCGAGAATGGTGGCTTTGTTGTTTCAGGAGATAAAGAGCTTCCGCAACGTACTGGTAATGATGATAATCATCAACATCCTGTCAATCGTCGTATTCGGGCTTTATGTGGGCATGACGCTTATGTCCATATACAAGATGCAGCACGCCCCGCCAAACTGACAAACGTCGCTGGTTTGCGTATGGGGCTTCAGTCAGCTTTAGATAGGTGGGCGCTATGATTGAAACCATATATGGTATCACACTTATTATTGCGTGCATGATAGTGGTTTACTGTTTTCATGCGCACAGCATAAAAATTATGCAGACTTCCATCAGGGAAAGATACCGCATGATGGATGCAGAGATCCAAGCTCGCCAGGCAATTTTAGACAAAGCGTTTCTTGAGCAAACTTTGCGGCTTCAAGCACGAGATAAGGAAATCGATTTGCTGATTGCGGATATTCCGAAACGTGTTAACGCGGCGCTATCAAATGCCGTTGCGCAATTCGTTCAGCCGTATCAAGAAATGCAAGAAGAGTTTCAAGGTAAAGGCGTTATGGCTATGCCTAATGACGATGTGAAATTTGAAGTGACAGAAGCAGAGCTTCAAGAAGCGCTGGCTAAGCTGGAAGCGGGGGTGTTGTAATGGCGTGTACCGGAACAGGAAACAAGCACGATTGGCGTAGCGTTGAACTAGAATGCTACGAATGCCCCGAATGTGGTTTTGCTAAACAGAAATGTGATAAGTGCCCAGAGACTCGACGCCTCGTTGATGATGTCGCATATCAAGAAAAGCAAGATATTATTGCTGCAAAAGACGGCGCGTATGCAGAACGTAACAAATTAGTAGCGCTAATCAGTAAACTGTTCAGTGCTTCACTTGAACGCCATCCTGAAAACGAAGAGTGGGAAGACGACTGGCGTTGGATTGTTTTTATAGATCTGCCGACCGGGCAAGTGAGTTGGCATATCCACGATTCAGAGTTGAATATGTTCGACCACTTACCACGTAACGCGGGGCGTAAATGGGATGGTCATACGACAGATGAAAAATACGAGCGGGTAAGAAAAATGCTGGTGGGGCGTGATGGATGACAAGTAGTTTTAACATCAAAGATGTAGATACTGAACTTGCTGAGACACGGCGTTTCTGGGAGTCGAAGTATTTTGGCATGTTCCGTGAAGACACGCCACAATATCTGTTTGAAGGATACGACACAGAAGAAGAATATCAAGCAATGATGGTTTCACTTGTTGATGATTTACTTGATGAGAGTCGAGACAAGTGGCGCGAACATAAGACCAGATGGACGCGGGCAAATTTGCGGCTTGAAATGTTTGAAGCGCTAGCACAGAAAACATCTGTTGACCGCACTGATATGCCGATTATGCCGCAGGCAATTGAAGAATCAATATCGTTGATGTGTGAGGGGTTGAGCCGTCCTGTGCCGAAAGCGCGGGACGCGTCGCAAGATAGTTTCATTCCGCCAATGAAAGCGTTTTTCGATCGCGAACTAACAGCAAACAATTTTGATAATTTGATGGGGCGAGTTATCTATAAACAGAAAGTCATGTTTATGGGTATCATCAAAACTGTGTTTGAAGCTGGGCAACCAGGACCATACACAAAAGATGGGCGCATAACAATGCGCTCGGTTGACCCGCGCTATTTCTGGGCGGACCCAATGGCAAAATCGCCGTTGTGGGAAGATGCGAAATATTGGATATTCGCTGAGCCGTTTGACACTTCAGATGTCCGTCGTCGCTTTCCTGGGCGTGGTCACCTGGCACCGCCTGAGTCTGAATTTAGTCTGAATCGTGTTGCAAAAGATGCGGTTGTTGAAACGCTTGGTGACTACAAAATCGGTAGGCGTACACGTGTGTTGGTTAAAGAAGCGTGGATAAAAGATGACAGAAAAATATTTATTCCATACCTCGACGACGATGGGAATGAGATCCCACTACCGGAAGGTCTACCCCAACTTGGGAGCGAAAGAGGTAAGAAAGCCGTTCAGGGTGAATGGGTTCCCAAATACCCCCACGGTAGATTGCTCATTACTGCCGGAGACGTTTTACTTGATGACAGACCGAATCCATTTCCGCATGGCGAACCGCCCTATGTGATGTTCCCGGCGCGGATAACAGAAGAAATTTTTTCGTGGTCTGATGTCGAGCTGCTTGGCAGAATCGAAGACAAAATAAATCGGCTTCACAAAGATATGATTCGCAACGCCAGGGTAAACATGAATAGCCCATGGGTAGCCGACCGCAACTGTTTTGACTCGCCGCGCAAATTCAATCTCTTGACGCAAGACCCTGGTTTAGTGTTGCCGGTTACGCCCGGTTCAAAGATTATGCGCTTACCGCCGGCAGAGCTGCCCGGATTTATTTTTCCGCTTCTCAACTGGCTTCGCGGTATATTCGACGATATGCTTGGCGTACAAGCCATCATGCGCGGACAGCTTGAGAAAGGAAGCCAGCTTTCTGCAAACGCGGTTGAAAACTTGCAGGTTTCAAGCTCATCGCGAATGCGCTACCGCGCCCGTTTGTTTGAGGATTGTTTGAAGCGTTTAGGGCATCAACTTGAGTGGATGATTCGTGAGTTTTATCCAGCTCAGTTTAAGGTGGATGAGAAAGATCCACGTACCGGCGAAACGGTTCCGCTTGAATGGAACGCACCGCCGGCAGAGATGGGCAATTTTGAAATAGGCATGGACATTGGATCTGGTTTACCAGGCTCGACAGAAGCAGGCGCACAGATGTACCTCAAACTCTGGCAATTAGATTTGGTTCCACGCATTGCTGTTTTGCAAGCTCTCAAAGT